CGCCGCTGCACCTCGGCGTTCGCCATCTGCTTGTCCGCCGGCAACGGCCGCTGCGTCAGCTCGATCAGGTAATCTCTCAAGCTCTCAGCCTGGTCGATCCGCGCTTTGCGATATCTGGCATAGATCTCGTCATCATCACGGACATGTTGCAAAAACGTCCGCCAGCTCGGGAAACGCTCTTCCTTGTCGCATATCGATCGCAGCGATTTGCCGCTGGCAATCAGCTCAAGTATCTCAGCCAGGACTTTTTCGGTTAACTTACGCTTGCTCATCAGTCACCAAAAGAAAACACCGCCTGTGGTCAGGGCGGCGCTTCAAAACGTGTGGAATGGTATCATGTAGCTGTAAGGCTCAGCATTTTGCGTCAGCGCCCCACAGCGTAATAAATAATTACCTCATTTCGCGTGCATCGTCAACACGAGATGCAAAATAATCTAACTTATACCACAGCTCTAAAATCGCCCTCTCAAAGCGCCTACGCACCGTCTGAGCGTGTAGGCCGCTTACCCTACCTACCCTCGCCCAAGCAGGCCCACGCGCCCGTTTAAAGGCGCTGTGGGCGCATGCCCACACCAGTTTGGCATCATCAGCATCCATCGCCGGCGTAATTCTCAATGCCCAATCGTAATTTCTAACCGCAATTGCGCTCGCCGGACCCAACCGCACCTCGGCTTCGTCATAGCCGTAAGCGAGATCCGCATCCGGCACAGTATCAGGCCAGCCACATCTCACTCCCAGATTGATCGCACCAGGCAAACGCCGCTCCGTATCCGCGGCCTCGATAAACAACCCGGCAAGACCATCGACGCCTACGCAATGCTCTCTCACAACTACCGCAATTTGCTTTTCGATCATCTTACCCCCACTCAACGGTTCAATACCGCACCGCATACCGCATTCTTATAGAGGAATGCGGTAAATGCGGTAGTTGCTGGTATTTTGCGCATACCGCAATTGCGGTAGAATGCGGTAGTTTGCGGTAGTGCATAAATGTCACACATTTGGCCTTTCCCATACATCAAACGAGCAAGAATCAGCGTGTGGCGAATTCCAAATTGCGCATCACTCCAATACCCACGCCATGTGGTCTCGATACCCCACGAAATCGTCACCAATGAGACTATCGGCAGCTCGCCGAAAGTTCGTCCATTTGTGCTTTGGCTCGCCGCTCATCATCTTAAACGCAGCGTCGCGCCAGTGATCTTCGTCAACGATACGCCGGCGATTATCGGCCACCGCCTTGCCGTGATCGATCAGCGCATTGTGTAACGCTTTCACGAGCGTCTTCTGCATCGCGCCCCGCGGTCGCTTCGGCTTAGCTTTTGACACCGCCTCTGCCTCAACCACAACGCACGAGGTCACAGGCTTGCCCCTGGTATTTGTACCCAGCTCAACCACCTGCAACGTGAACCCGAACTCGCCGACGATCTCCAGCTCACGCTGCTTGGTAACCTTGGCGACGCTCACGCCATTGCCGCCGGAAACCTCGCTTTCAGTGTCGACCGCCGCACGCAGCGACGAGTGCCCCCGCGCCCCGCGCGCTTCATCCTTGCCCGTGTGATGCACAAGCATGACATGCGCGCGCGCCTCTTCGCGAATTCGGTCACAATTGCCAATGAGCCGGCCCATATCATCCGGCGCATTCTCATTGCCGCCGGCAATCACCCGCGACAGCGTGTCCAGCACTATCATGCCAGCGCCTTTAACCTTCGCCGTATTGATGAGCCGCTCGACCGCCTCGTCGTCCGATAGCAAGTTGACGGCCACCGGGATAACGTGAAACGGCAACGTCTTCGAGATCTCGTAGTGCCGCCGAAAGGCCGCCACGCGATTGCGTATACCGAACGCGCCTTCGGCCGCCACATACAGCACAGGCATCTGGCCCACCTCGCAGCCGCGCCACTCCCAGCCGGCCGCCACATGCATGGCGAGGTCCGCCGCCCAGAACGTCTTGCCCACGTTCGAAGGCCCATAAACAACCGACATTGAGCCCGCAACCAGCAATCCCTCGACATAGTCGTCGGCACTCAGCACCGGCGTGATGGTGTCGGCGTCCAGCGTCTCATACACAAAGTCTGCGTTGACCTCTTCGGCGTCAAACTCGCCAAACGCCTTGCACGCCGCAACGACATCGCCGCCGCCGGCCGCTAACCAATCCGAGACATCCGCCTTCGGCGCCATGTCGGCGCACAGCGGCGCCAAGCGCACGCTGCGCGCCACACCCACCAACGCCGCACAGGTTTTCTCGGCGCCGCGTATGCCAGCCGTATCGTTGTCCGGCACCACATACACATCGCGATCGCGGAAATACGAAAGCGCACTTGGCTCCCAACCCTTTTGCGCCCCACCGCACTTGGTCGTCGCCACATACCCGGCCGCTCGCAGCGCATCTACATCCTTCTCGCCCTCGACGACAATCACATAGTCGCTTCGCAGCATCTCCGACAATCGATACGGCAGCCGCTCGATCCCATCCATACACCCGCGGCCCTCACGCCACCCCGCACCGTTGGGCACACGCGGGCGAAAATTTTTCGGCATGTAACGACACACCTGGTAGCGCAGCACGCCGTCGAGATCGACGTAGTCGTACTTCTCGACGATCATCCGCACACAATTGGCTGCCGGCTCGGGCTCCTTATTTTCCAGCACGCCGCCGCTCCAGTTCTCGAAATCAAACCACTCGCCGGTCTCCAGGTTCACACTCTTCGAGCCCTTGCGGCCAAACCGCAGCTCGCCGTCGCGCGACATCCGCTTGTTGGGCTCGCCGAACTGCTCACGCGCCATCTGTTCAATGCTCATTTGAGCGGCGGCAACCCAAACGGGTCTTCCATGCTTTGCTCAAAGTCCGCTTCGATCTTCCGATCATAATCAGGCTGCACCTCGTGTAGTCGCCCGACGACACATTGCAGAAACACGAGCCACTCCTCTTTTGACAGCGCTGCCAAGTCGCTCTTGCCTATGCTGTCCAAGTACTCGCCGCCGGTGCGCCCGCACTCCAGCAACATCTCATTCTCAAGCGGTAACCAATCTGTCATGCCATGCCTCTCCCAATAATTTCGACAACGCGCCGAACAAAACCAAACGTCTTTCCCAACCTTGCCCGCCAGTCGCGCACTACTCGGGGTCAATTTCTCTGAGCAAGACCTTGGTGACTTCGCCAAGGTCGTAGAATTCCGAAAGGCGCTCGCCCAGCTCAGCCTTAACCTTCTCAGTGTTGAGCCGCTTCGACGGCACCGTCTGCACGATTGCCTCGACAAACGCGCCCTTCTCTCCGCCGCGCTGTTTCACTTGCTCGGCCATCTCTTTCTCGCGCGCCTTCAGAACCTTAATCTTGTCCCGCAGCTCGCTGAGCTGATCAGGCAGTGGAAGGTTGGTGTCTTTTGATTTCTCAAACATTGCTTTCTCCGTCGTCTACCCATTCATCGTCGCCATGCGTGTATGAAATTGTGTTCGCCTGGTCGTCGATCGCGACCACCTCGCCCGCGACAAACGCCGGCCGGTAGCGCTGTTGTTTGCAGCCCATCAACTGCGTTTTGAAGTCCAACTCGCTATCATAAAAGCGGCAGTGCCATTTGCCGTCATCAACCGGCAGCCCCCACACGCAGGTGCGACAGTTACGCGCCGGCGCCGAACCCTCGTGGCAAACGGCGCCGAACTCGCACCAACGACACTTCCAAAAATGCACGTTCTCAGAAATTCGATCAGGCAAGCGATCGCGTTCAAAGATGATCTGCCGCGCGCGTTCGACGTAGTACTCTGCCAGCTCGCGGTTAAAATCCGTGCGGCATGACGCCCAATCGCGCCCGCCGGCCGAGGCCACAACCATGTAGCCGCGCGTGCGTCCACGATAGAGCATGTAGAGCTGGTGCTGCGCGTAATACGTTTCGTTCCATTCGCGCAAGGTGTTCTTCTCTCCAACCTTGTCTTTCAATTTCTGGAAAGTCGCGAAGCCCTTTTCTTTGACGCACTTGATCTCAAGCACATGCGGCGTCTTCGGCGCTTGGTGCAGACCAAAGATCTCGCCGTCGAGGTGCCCCAGGAAATGCCCGCTGTGATCGCTAACCTCGATCTGGCGCCCCGTCTCGGGATCGCGATCTATCACAGTGACACCTTCCGCCAAGCGCAACCGCTCGATCACGAGATCCTCTGTCCGGTGCCCATCGGCAAAGTTCTTCAACGTCGCTGCCGTGAACGGCTCCGCGCCCACCATCGAATGCCGGTAGGCTTGCTTGCGCGCACAATCGCCAGCACTCGACATGCCCAGGTAATTCCGGGCGCGGCGCGCGTTCTCGCGCTCCTCCAACCCAGCGTCAGCGGACGCCAACGTCGGATCTACAAATTTCAATTCAACCATCTGCCACCTCTAAAAAAAGGGGGGCGGGCCGAGACCCGCCCCCAGTTTAGCTACGACTGCCAGGGAGCTGGACTACTCGTAGCGGCCGGCGCCGCCGTGGCTTGCGGCGCCGAGGGAGGAACAGGTGCTTGCGCAGCCTGCTCAACTGCCGGCGCGGCGACAGCGCCTATCGCGCTGTAACCGACGACAATGTTCTTGTCGCTGTAGCCGTTGGTGCCGGCTTCGATATCGACCTTCACCATCAACGGCTTCAAAAGAATGTCGTCACTGTCTGCAACGTGCGGCATGTTGAGAGAGCGCGCGATCTGCTTCATGCGATCATTCGCTACCTCTACCGCTTTGGGGTTTGGGTTCCAGAGATTGAGGTTGTCCCAAACGGAACCGCCCTCCTCGACCTTCACTTGAAGCTTGAGATAATTGTGGCCGGCCTTTGAGACCTCGACATCGGCCGCAACGATCTCAGCGCGATACTCGCCAGGTTGCAGCAGTTCATATCCGCCTGTGCTTTCCGGCACGGCCGTCGCATCAAAATTAAGTGTCACCATCACGCAGCTTCCTTCTTTTTAGTGATTGCAGAAATTAGAGCGTCCCAGCTCAGCGGCAGCTCAGCCGGTATCTGATACCGGGACTTGGCAACAAATGCCGGCAGCTCGCTAGTGCGCAGCACCCGCTCGCCAGTGCCAAGGGGGATCGATTTCTTTTGCCCGAACCCCTTGTCGATCGTCTTGGTGCTGGTCCGGTACGTCGCGAAGCCGATCAGGTCCGCCGCTTCCGAGACAACGTCGCCCGCTTTGCGGTGCAGCTTAATCTCGTAACGGTCATAACCTTCGCTGGCTGGATCTTCGAACCGCTTGATGTGCGAGTGCGCCAGCATGATCACGGCCATCTGCTTCTGCGTGCGCAGGAAGTTCAGCCCGTCCAGAAACGAGCGCCAGATGTCGACGGCAAAGACGTAGCCCCTGCCGTAGCCCAGCTCTTCGATGTTTTGGATTTTGTGAACCTGGCACACGCGCTGCCAAATCAACGTCTCTAGCCAGTCGAGGCTGTCGACGACGACAGTCGCATATTTGTGGTTTTCCTTCGCCAACGTGCCGATCGCGCTCTCGACATCGGCATATGTCTCGGCAAGCGGGAAGCGATCAGCTCCAATTACATCGGCGCCGTCTTCGGTTTGGATAAAAATAGGGCTTGGCGCCGAGGCACCGAACGTCGTTTTGCCAACCCCGGCGGGGCCATATAAAAGCACCCGCGGCGGCTGCATAGCGGCGCCCTTAACGATTGATGACAAGCTCGTCATTGTTGTTGCTCTCCTTTTAATAGTTGTGCAAAGAGGTCATCTTTCATTATCCAGAGCCGCTCTTTGCGATCGGCTCTGACGCAAACAACGTCTGCGTCGTCTTGCAGGAATGCGTCGTAAATCAGTTTGAACCCGGTCTTGCGGCGTTTCATTTCGCAACGCAGATCCTCTAT